AGCTCCCGCCTACGGTGGCGGGTACGGTAACGGCAACGGCTTTTTCGGCGGCGACTGGGCGTGGATTCTGCTCCTGCTTCTGATCGGCGGCGGCGGCTGGGGCTTTGGCGGCGGCTTCGGCGGCGGCGCAATGTGGCCCATGATGATGGGCGGCTGTGGTATGGACTATCTGTATCCGTGGCTGAACAACAGCGAACACATCAGCGACGGTTTCCGTGACGCACAGCTCCACGACACTGTGACCAGTATTGGCGACAAGATCACAAACGGCTTCACTGGCGTGAACTCTGCGATCACGAACGCCAGCGTGTCCAATATGCAGCAGCTTTTCGGCGTTCAGAGCGCCCTGCAAAACTGCTGCTGCGAGAACAGGGCTGGGCTTGCTGATCTCAAGTACACGGTTGCTACTGAGAACTGTGCTGACCGTGCGGCACTGTCCGACGGGCTGCGTGATGTTCTGGCGGCGACTCAGGCTCAGACCCAGACTGTACTGGACAAGCTGTGCGCTCTGGAGCTGGACGGCTACAAGCGTGAAGCGGACAACCTGCGTACTCAGCTCAATATGGCGACGCTGCGCGAGTCTCAGACTGCGCAGACGGCTCAAATCCTCGCAGGTCAGGCTGCGGAAATTGACGGCGTTTACAATCGCCTCAAGAACTGCCCTGTTCCGACGATGCCCGTGTATGGGAACACGCCGATCTTCACTTGTGCTGCCAACGTAGCAAACGGCGGTTGCGGCTGCAATTCCGGAATTGGATTCTAAGGGGGGTGGCGTAAATGGCGGCTGAATACAGCGCTAATGCTGTGCAGGTTGTTCCTGTAAACGGCAGCGTCATCTTTACTGAAAGCCCTGTTCCGTGCAATGCGGGTCTGATCTATCACAGAGACGAGAGCGGCACGTTCCGCCTTGCGTCTCCGAGCGCTATGGGTTCTTGCTGCAGACGCAGGTGCTGCTGCGCAGACTTCCCGTCTGCGGCGTACAACGTGTCGTTCCATGCCAACATCTCTTTGCCGGAAGAGCCTGCTGGCACGGTTGAGCCGATCAGCCTCGCGATTGCGATCGACGGCGAGATTGATCCGTCCAGTATTATGACGGTGACAGTCCCGCTTGTCTCCGACACTGACGGAGACAATGTTGGCGCACACGTTATCGTGTCCGTGCCGTGCATTTGCAGATGTGCATCTGTTTCCGTCCGCAACATCAGCACACAGCCCATCAACGTACAGAACGCAAACATCGTGTTTGACTACGCTGGTGTGAGACAGTGAGAAAGGAGGACGGGACTCATGCATGAGCTTTATGAGCTGAAAGAAATGCTCTGTGACGAGCTGAAAAAGTACGGCGAGAAAGGCGACCTGACCACCGGAAGTCTGGAGGTTGTGGATAAGCTTGCTCACGCGGTTAAAAACATTGACAAGATCATCAGCAAATACGAAGAGGACGAGGACGGATATTCCGGACGCTATATGCCGACGTATGCTTACGAAAATCGCAGAAGCTACCGTGACGGCGGAAGTTATGCCGCAAGACGCAGAGACAGTCGCGGGCGGTATTCCAGAGACGGCATGGCGGACAAGCTGCGTGAGCTGATGGAGGACGCTCCGGACGAAAAGACGAAAGCGGAAGTCCGGAAGCTGGCGGAAAAGATTGAGCAGATGTAACTAACGCGAAAGGGGAGAGTTCGCTGTGATTACAAAGTTAGACCTTGAGGCGGCAATCGCAGAGTGTCAAGGCGAACGAAACCCGAATGCGAACACCTGTATTAAGCTGGCAGCATTCTACACGATCCGGAAAGAGATGTTCGGAGAAGACGCTCCAGTTCCATCGTACTCTTTTGCCGCAGAGCCGACGGATCGTCACGAAGAGACGGTTTCATATAAAGGTGAAACAGAGTTTGCGAGGCTTGTTGACGGCAAAAGCGTTTCGGAGGTCATGGCGATTGTGGATGAGCTTATGTCTACACTGCAGGTTTTGTATCCCAGACTGTACGCAGGGGTAATCAATGAATTAAATGCTTGACAAAAGAAAAAAACTGTGATATTGTGCAGGTGTGAGGTCGTACTCGCTTCACACTTCCTGCTCTCCAGTTTTCTTCATCTCCAACTTCTTCTTTCTTGGGGGAAGCGGCAGTTTCAACGCTGCCGCTTTTTCCATATATTTTTTGAAAAAAGATGAAAAAAAGTGTTGACAAACGGAAAAGAGTATGGTATACTATAGTTGTAATCAAGGTGAAGCGAGAACCAAGAGGGAAGTTGGTTAAGTACACAAAGCAGCTCACAAGGCTTGCGAACGCTTGAGAGAGGAGTTATTGAGATGGTTACGATGAAAACGGCACTGCAGCTTATCAAGGCTTCTGAAACTGATTTGATTTGGATTGCGCCTGTGGAAGAAAGTGGACGCTGGAGATCGACTCCGTATACGTTAAAGGAGCTTCGGGAGCAGTTCGACTGGAAGCGGACGATAGTCCACGAAATAAATCTGCACACGGTGTTTTGTTGCACTGGATTTGAGCTGATTATAAGCAAGAAAGGAGATTGACTGTAAGCAAATTCTGCGGGCAAAGCTATTTGAACTGAAAGAAAAATTGAAAGGAGATAATTGACTATGAAAGGCATTATGAAGATTGAGGTAGACGAAGACTCCATTGCGGTTACTACACGGCTGAACCACGTTTCGATTGTTGACAAAGTTCGCCTTATTGAGGCATTCGGAAGAGCGCTTGAAATGGATGAGCGCGAACTGTTTGCGGCAGTTAAGACAATTCCCATCATGCGGCAGATGTATGATGTTGAGACGATCCAAATTGATCCCGCAGCCTTTGGCGGGAAAGCGATGACCGACCTGTAACACATAGGGGGGGGCTTCCACGCCCCCCATGTAGGATATGTCGGTGAATGTATGTAGTACATACATTTATAAAACTTTTTCTTTATAATTTTTTTTCACATATATACTTTTCTAAAATGTACCTTTTTCATACACTAAAAAGAAAATATAGTAAAGAAAGAAAAAAAGATGTTGACAAAAGTATCCGGAAGTGATAGAATTTAGCTATGCTGAGAGGGGGTGATACGCTTATGGGAAGCATTAAGATTTCGGATTTGAAAGAGCTGCGGGACAGGATCGTTATGTATCGGGCGCGGCACAGCATGAGTCAAGACGAGTTCGCAAAGCGGTGTGGGCTTACAAGACCGACGATCGGAGCGATTGAGCGCGGCGAGTTCAGGCCGAACAGGGCGACGGTTTCTGAGATTACGATGCTCAAGATCGTAGACTTCTTGGGGAAAGAAGATTCAAAAGAAAGGAAAGTTGAAGATGATTGATTTCAAGACAAACCGAGATGATGTAAAGAGAGCAGTGTTCATTGGGGGCTTGGATGATCTGATTGCGGAGTTGCTTTTTGAAGTCAGCGTTCTGTACGGGTCTATTGCGCAAAAGAACGAGGAGGCTGCAGCGGAATTCAAAGAGCTGTTTCTTGCGTCTGTGAACAGCAAGCTTGGACAGAGCATTATCTTTGATCCTTCGATTGCAAAGGCTATCCTGTCAAACGGAGACTATGTATCGGAGATCAGGCAGGGAGACGCTGACGCGGAAGACCTTGTGTCAAAAGTGTTCCAGTCGTTTGCGGAAGCCGAAGATGAAGACGAGTAATTCCGCTATACAGACATTCAAACAGTGCCGCAGGATGTACCAGTTGAAGTATGTTTACGGGTTTGAGCCAGTGAAGACTGCTGCGGCATTACAACGTGGGATTTCGTACCATGAGGGCGTTGAGCGAATTCTGAAAGCACAGAATTCTGTTGATTACAGGTCTGTTGCGGAGCAGATCGTTGAGCCGAAGATTCGGGCAATGGTTCTCGCGTTTCTGACATATATCTTGCCGGAGCTTTCACAGCGCGGAGTAAAAATCAACGAGGTTGAGAAGTGGTTTGAATATCCTGTCTGCGCGGGAAAGCATTATATTGTCGGGAGGGCGGACGGCTTAACGACGGGGCATTGCGTGATAGAACACAAGACCACAAGCGGAACGATCGACGGCGCGTATTTTCAAAGGCTTGATTTCGACGAGCAGATACCGACATATATGACGGCGTTCGGCGCGAACAAGATTTATTATACGGTGTGTGCTGTGCCGAGCATTCGGCAGAAGAAAGACGAAGCTGACGATGAGTTTTGCCAAAGATGCTTCGATTGGTACGAAACCAACACAGAACAGAAGATTGCGATCCTTGAGTATTACAAGAGCGACGAGGATTTGAGAGAGTTCGCTGCGGAGCAGGATGCGATTGTGGAAGAGATTGCAACGACAGGGCTTTTCTACAGGAATCCGAGCAACTGCAGCAAATGGGGAAGAATGTGCGAGTATGCTTCCATCTGCAAGAATTGTGATCCTAACGGAGACTACATTGAGTTTAAGCGGATGGATGGCTATGACAAAGTTGGAAAGACTGAAAATAGAGGCGGCAAGGGTTAAGGTATTCTATTGCCTGCCGCCGCAGATGAAGCGGACGCTGGAAATCTACTACGAAAGAGAAATTGACGAGATCGAAAAGTACGGCAAAGAGAATCCGGAATTCAAAGTTCCAAGAAGAAGAAAGGACGGTTAAGCAATGGAATTCAAGAAGCTGGATGAAGCAGTGAAGAACAAACCTCCGGTGACGGCGCTCCTATATTGTCCGCCGGGAGGCGGGAAATCTACGGCACTGGGCGTGATCGCCTCAAAGAGCAAAGGTCGGACACTGGTGCTGGACGTTGACAAGACATTCATAAACGCTATGGCAAAGCGCGAGGTTGTGGAAGACCTCAGCAAAGTTGATGTCATTGACATTGACAATATCCACACGTTTGATGCGTGGACGGATGTTCTTGTGGAGCTGGGGAAACTGGCAGACGAGGGCAAGCTTGATTATGAGAACATCTGCGTGGACAACATCTCTGAGCTTGAGCGGTGCATTCTGTCAGACCTTGGCAGCAAGGGGAAAAACAAGGGTGTTCCGGCACAGGCAGATTACCAGTATATGCAGTTCAAACTGGTGAACAGCCTGCGGTTTATGAAGACATGGGGAAAGAACATCTACTGGACGGCTTGGGAAACTGTCGAGCAGTTCACGAATCCGGACGGATCAAGCTACAGCAGACTTTTCCCGAAGATCAGTCTCAAGATCGTTGACAATATCTGCGGACTGTGCGATATTGTTGCAAAGATCGCGGTAAATAAAGAGGGCGGGAGAGGCTTTGTGTTGGAGGCAACGCAGAACATCTACGCAAAGAATCAGATCGACAACCGGAAAGGCTGTCTTGTGGAGGATTTCGTCAATGAGGATTAAGAGGCATTGCAAAAACTGCGGAGCGATCATTGATGTGTCGAAAGAACGACACTATGTCGTGAAGCTTCGATCCTCCGACGGAGGCTGGATGAGAGATGGGCTGTGTGCCGACGCTTACGACTGTCAAGAGTGCGGATGCCAGTATATTGCTGGTATCCGTGAAATAAACACTATCAAAAAAGAAGATCAGGAGGTAAAGTAACATGGCATGGCAATTCAAGAGAGAGGAACAGAAGTTTGACGAGATTCCGGAGGGACGCTACCGCGTTGTGATCGTTGATGCGGAGATGGCTGTCAGCAAAGCAAGCGGGAACGATATGCTTGTTATCAAGCTGGCGGTCAACGGGTACAGTTCGCATCTGTGGAATTACATCGTGTTCTTGGATGACAGACCGGAGATCACGAACAGAATGCTCACGCAGTTCTTTGACAGCTTCGGGATTGAAGACGGAAACTTCAATCTTGTGTCCTACATCGGGAAAGCTGGCGGCTGCACGGTCAAGCACGACGATCAAGGCAGAGCAAAGGTCGGATACTTCCTCAGCAAGCGTCAGCAGGAGGAGCTTCCGGCGTGGAAAGGCGAAGTACCGTCCGGTGCGCTTACGCCCGCAGAAGAGGGCGACCTGCCGTTCTAATCAAGTCGGTGTCTGCCAGCGGTTTCGGCTGCTGGCAGACATTTGTTTATGGAGGTTGTTATGAATTTCGGATCGCCAACACAATTTGAGACTCAGATATGCTGGCTGTTTCACAAGCTCGGATACTGGGCGCACAGGCTGGCAAGAGACGAAAGAGGCGCACAGCCGTTTGATGTGATCGCCATCAAGGGTCATGCCATCTTTGCCGTGGACTGCAAGGTGTGCAGCAGACCAAGGCTTGACATTACAAGAGCGGAGATAAATCAGATGCTTGCGTTTACGATGTTGAGCAAAACCACAGAGGCGAGATGTGGGTTTATGTGCTATCACAAGGGCGACATTTATTTCATCCCGTATTTTATGGTTGAGGAGTGTTTAACTGCGTCAATTCCGCTTGCAAACAACGTCATTTGGATGCGGGCTGACCGAATTAAGGAGATCATGGAGGATGGCAATGATTGTTGAGGCAGGGGAAAATATCCGCATTCGCGACTATACAGAGCAGATGTCAGCAGAGCTTGAACGCCTGCTGACATTCGATAATCCGGAGTATTACAAGCGGCTGAACATGGGGAAGTGGGTTGGCAAAACTCCGCAGAAGATCACGCTGATCCAACGCGACGGAACAGACTTGATCGTTCCGTTCGGGATGCTACCGTGGATATTCCGGCACAGGAACGAGTTTGAAGCTGTGAGAGGCGACTTTAAGGCGCTCTCAGGCTTTGAATATCATTCGACAATAAAACCATACGCATATCAAGAAAAGGCGATACAGGCGGCGTTAAAGGCTCGACAGGGCGTTGTGGTTGCTCCGTGCGGAAGCGGGAAGACGCAGATCGGGCTTGAGATCGCCGCAAGGCTCGGCGGCAAGACGCTTTGGCTTACGCATACTCACGATCTGCTGACGCAGAGCATGGAGCGGGCGAAGTCTTTGTTTGGGCTGCAAGGCAAGGATTACGGCACGATCACTGGCGGGAAAATTGATATTGGAAGAGTTATCACGTTTGCCACGGTGCAGACGATGGTTAATATAGATTTGGCGGCGATCAAAGACTGCTTTGATGTGGTTATCGTTGACGAATGCCATCATGCGGTTGGCACTCCCACAAGGATTATGATGTTCAGCAAGGTTGTCTCAAGTCTGAAAGCCCGGTACAAGTACGGACTGACGGCAACTCCGAAGCGGGCGGACGGGCTGATCCGGTGTATGTTCGCGCTGATCGGAGAGAAAGTCTACGAAGTTGAAGCAAGCGATGTTTCGGAGCGCGTTTGTCCGGTGACAGTGGAGTTCAAGAAAACTGAGTACAAGCCAGACTTGGACAAGATTCTCATGCCTGACGGAACGCTGTCTCACGTTGCGTTCATCAATGAGCTTGTGAAAAACGAAGATCGGAACAAACTGATCGTGGATGATGTTTGCGCATTCAACGGAACGTGTCTTGTGCTGACAGATCGCGTTGCTCACATTCAGATGTTGAAGCGAATGCTGGAAGATCGGGGAGTTGGCGTTTGCGCATTGAGCGCGGCAACCGGGAAGCAAGCCAAGCGTGACAGAGAGGGCGCGATCCGCGCACTGAATAATCGCGAGGTCAAAGTCTTGATTGCGACATACGCGCTTGCGCGGGAGGGGCTTGATATCCCCAGTCTGAATCTACTCGTTATGGCAACGCCGCAGAAAAACGATGTGACTGTAACTCAGTCTGCAGGGCGTGTCGCTAGAAAGGCAGAGGACAAAGCCTGCGGGGTTGTGTACGATTATATTGACGATTTCGCCATGCTTGGCGCATGGCAGAAAAAACGCTTGCGGATTTACAAACGCCTCGGCTTTTCGATCGTCGAATAAGCGACAAAACTTTTTTAAATTTTTTATTGACTTTTTGAAATCTTTATGGTATAATTCAGTTATGGGTAAGGAGGCGCAGTTATGGCAAAGACGAATCCAAGGAAAATTCCGAGGTCGGAAGCAGATGTTAAGAGGGCTTACGACAAGGGGTTTGAAGACGGGATCAAGGGTGCGCTTTCGATTATGTTGTATACGCTGATGGACAAGTTCGGAGTGCAGGAAGACGATTTGAAAAGGTTTTCGGATGCGTTCAACTACACAGTGGATAGCTTGAATCGGGGGTATGTGAAAGAAGCTGACATTCGCAAGGTCATCAAGGAAGAATTCGGAACGGACATTGAGTACAGGCAGTGACGAAAGGAGACTGGGAATGAGGTTTTTTGAAAGGCTGAGAGGGGACAAGGTTTTCTATCGCAGATTTGTGGTTCGTGTTGTTGAAGATTTGATCCTTGCTATAGGGACTGTGGCTGCGTTGATGATCGTGTGCATTTTGTTCGGACTTGCATTTAAGTTTATGGGGGTGGATTGATGAATCACAAGAAGCTGTTTTATATGACGGTTGCGTTGTTCTGCATGGCGCTGATTGTGCTGTGTCTGCTGCTGGCAACTCCTGCGGCGGCTTATGACGGCGATCCGATCCGGACGGAGCGTCAAGAGACGCTGCATAAGGCAGCAGATATTCTGAGGTTTTTCGGGTATTCCGAAGACTCCGAGGCGATCAAGGCGTTGCAAAGCGTGTGGATGCAGGAGCAGGAAGCTCTTGACATTGTGGCAAGGGTTGTCATGGGTGAAGCGGGCGGATGCCCGTGGGATCACAAGGTTGCAGTTGCGGCGGTTGTGGTAAACCGGATCAACTCGGACTTGTTCCCCAACACGGCGCGGGAGGTTGTCGCACAGCCTCGGCAGTATACTACGCTTTACTTGAGCGGATTTGACAGGACAAGTCGAGAGTGTTACGAAGCGGCAAAGCTTGCGCTGGATGGCAAGAGCGGCGTTCCGGAAGATGTGATATTTCAGAGCGAATATCCAAATCTTGGGAAAGAAATTTGGTGGGTGTCAGAAGTTGATACTGGGTGGTACAAAAGCACCACCTATTTCAGCAGATAAGGAGATTGGCATGGACAAAGAAATATGGAAAGACATAAAAGGACTTGAGGGCAAATATCAAGTATCCAATTACGGTAATGTGAGAAGCGTTGACAGACTTGTGCAGTTCAAAGACGGTCGCGTTGCACATTACAAAGGCAAACAAATGAAATTGCGGAAGAATCAAGATGGATATCTGCAAGTGCAACTTTGTCCAACCAGCGCAACGATAAAAACTGTGAAAGTTCACAGACTTGTAGCCGAGGCGTTTATCGACAATCCAGAACGCAAAAAAGAAATAAATCATATTGATGAAAACAAGTTGAACAATTACGCAGACAATCTTGAATGGTCGGATAGGATTCACAACTGCAACCACGGAACGAGGAATCAAAGAATAGCAAAATCCCGCGGCATACCAGTTGTTGTAGACAACATAGTATTTCCAAGCTATAAATCTGCGGCTGAGTTTCTTGGCGTGACAGGAGAAGCGGTTAGGGAATCCGTGGCGTTCGGGTATCTATGCAAAGGGCGGGTAATTCGGAGGGCAGAATATGCGTGAGTTCGTGCAAGGGAAAGAAGTGTGGTGGGAATCAACCATCGACACGGGATGGTATAGGTCAACGACCTATTTTTGCAGATAACGAAAGGGGAGATTTCAATGGCTAAAGAATACATAGAGCGCGATGTGGCCATAGATCATGTTTATGATTGCTGTTTGGAAAGCAAATCATGTAACTTGAACTGCATTAAGGACATCCCCGCCGCCGATGTGGTGGAGGTGCGGCATGGGCGGTGGATACCAACGCATGATGAAGATAAACTCCGTTGCTCGCGGTGCGATGTGATTCATTTGATAGCACAGTACCCGCACGGAGAAATCAACTACTGCCCCAACTGCGGTGCGGAAATGGAGGAGGACGGAAAATGAGCGTCGGCATGAGGCAAGTCATGTATATCAAGGACTTGCTTGACGGCATGAGCGTTACGGAAATCGCGAAGAAACACGGAGTCAGACAGCCAACGGTATCGCAAGCTATCCACCGCGCTCTTGGGAAACAGTACAAGGGCAGAATCGTTCACGGGATAAAGGTATCGGCGTTCAGACAGCTTATTGAGGAAGCAGAGGCATATCAAGAACAGGAAAGGGGTTGAGAAAAAACGGAGAACAGAAGAGTTACAAGGCGACAGGTGTTGTATATCACGGAATACATGAGCGGCTTGACGGTTGCGAAGATTGCAGAGCTGCACGGCAGGAGATTGGACTCTGTTTCGGATACGATACATTACGCGCTTGGAGACAGATATAAAGGCATTGATTTGAGAAAAGTTCCGGTGTCGGAATTCAAAAGCATTTTGGACAGATTTGAATTGCAGTGAAAAGGAGAGTGTGATTATGGAGAGCAAACCTTGGTTTGATTGGATGGAGACGGTTGTCAAGACTTTGTACGATCTTGATCTGGACAGCATGATGATCGCTGCGAAAGTTAAAGACGGGTCAGTGTTGACGGCGTATTATAATGCAGATGCGTCGGATAAGGCTTTGATGGTTCACAACGTACAAGCAGATATTGTGCTGGATTTGATTCAGTCAAACGCAGGAGCGATCAAAGAAATGCTGGAGGACGAGGATTGATTCTGCTTGCGGACTTGTAAGGAGAAAAAAGAAGTTGAAAGATGCTGAGTATTTATTCTATACTGACTGTGCGGAGAAGAAGCGGATTGCGAGGTCTACGGCAAGTCGGAATCGCACAGGAAAGGGCGCGGTTAGGATGCCGAGCGATTATTTGTCAAGAAAGGAAGTTGAGAGCATGAGTGGAGAGGTCAAAACCTACGATCTTTCAAAACCGATGACATGGAGGCAGTTCAAGAAACTCAGCGACGATCTGCAAAGGATGTATCTTGAGAGTCTTGACGAGAAGTTCAAGCCCACAACGGGGATGCTGTCGGAGATGTTTGGCATTGCGTCGTGTTCGATAAGACAGGCAAGAGATCGACTTGGCATGAAGCCCCTGCGTGGAAAGGGCAACGTTCCGGCAAAAAGCATGCCGGACAGAGCTGGGTTTGACGCTTGGCTTCATGCGGAAGAAAATGTCGCTTGCGAGGCGACAGTCGAGAAACCTGAGTTTTCTGTGAGTTGCGCAGACTTTGATGTTGTGGCAACTCCGGACGAGCTGGCAACGCTGCTCAAAATCGTTGCAGGAAGCGATCGAAGACGCTTCAAGATTTCATTTGGCGAGGGGGGTTGAATGTGATTTACCGTCGGAAGCGGAAAGACCGGGAGAAGTTTATCGGGATTCAGATTGCAGATGACGAAAAAGAGCTGATTGCAAGAGCGGCAGAAATTTTTGACGAGAGCGTCAGCGAGTATTGCCGCAGAGTGCTGATTCACGATGCCATTGAAGCTACAGGAGATGGGAAACACTATGATGTATGAGAAGATTCCAAATGAGCTGAAAGCTCAGAAAAACTGGGTCTGCTGGAGCGCAGATAAGCTGCCGAAAAACCCATACACGGGCGGGAATGCCCAGAGCAACAATCCGGAAACTTGGGCTGATTTTGAGACGGCGTGTGCGGCTGTGGAAAAGTATCGCTTCAACGGGATCGGGTTTATGTTCGCGCCCCCGTACTTTGGCGTGGATATGGATGATTGCGTTGAGAATCAAGAGCTTATAGACGAGTTCGTGGAAAGCCTGCAAAGCTATACGGAATGGTCTACAAGCGGAACGGGTATTCACATTATCTGCAAGGGCAAGCTTCCGGAGGGCGCTCGGCGCAAGGGCAAGATTGAGATGTACGAAGATCGGAGATATTTCATTATGACGGGGAATGTCTACGACGATCGTTACACAAAGATCGTGGATTGCACGGAGAAGATCAAGATTCTGCATACCAAGTATCTGTATACTCCGAAGCCAAAGGTGCTGCCGAGGGAAGTCGAGCAGATCAACATGAGCGATCAAGATGTTATCGACAAGGCTCGGTCGTGCAAAACGGGATCGCTGTTTCAACTGTTGTATGCAGGTGCGTGGGAGGGGCTGTATTCCAGTCAGTCCGAAGCTGACATGGCATTCTGCAACCACCTTGCATTCTGGACGCAGAAAGACGAAGCTCAGATGGACAGGATTTTCCGATCCTCCGGTTTGATGCGTCCGAAGTGGGATCAGCGGCGAGGCACGTTGACATACGGAGAGCTGACGATCCAAAAGGCTTGCCTGTCATGCACAGAGGTCTATGAGCCGAAGCCGACGATGGACGATACCAAGATTGCGATCGGGATGTTTCGCGGTGAAAAGAAGTTCGGTCGGCAGGATATGCCCAAAAACCAGTATGACATGAACGACACAGGAAACGCCCAGAGGCTCAGAGATAAGTTCAGAGGCAACATTCGCTACTCATATACAAGGAATAAGTGGATGTACTGGACGGGCAAGGTGTGGCATTACGATGACACTGGCGAGATCAAGAAGCTTGCGGATTTGATTGTGGAAGACCTGAAAGCTGAGGCGTTCATGGAGGAGGACGAGAAAGCTCGCGAAACAAAGCTCCGATTCGCGAACAAAACTGCGAACAGCGCAGGAAAGTCCAATATGATTGTTGAGGCTCAACACCTTGACGGCGTTCCGCTCTTGATCGACGAGCTTGACTGCTATGTGGACTATCTAAACACACAGAACGGCGTTGTAAACCTCAGAAACGGAGAGCTGATCCCGCACGATCCAAAGTTTATGATGAGCAAGATCACGTCCTGTGAGTATGACGCTACAAGCAAGAAGAAGCCCGTGCGGTGGCTCAAGTTTCTTGATGAGGTCACGAACGGAGACAAGGACTTGCAGAGATACCTACAGAAGTGTATCGGATATTCCATGTCGGGCAGCGTAAAGGAGCAGTGTGCATTCTTCCTTTACGGTATCGGAAACAACGGAAAGTCCACGTTCCTTGAAACGATCGCTGATATTATGGGCGACTATGCCAGCAACGCACAGCCGGAAACGATCATGGTCAAGAAGTTCAGTGACAGCGTAGGAAGCGATATAGCCCGTTTGCGCTCGGCAAGGATGGTGACAACGGAAGAGCCTACGGAGGGCGTGAGGCTTAATGAGGGGCTTGTGAAGCAGCTTACAGGCGGCGGCAAGGTGACTTGCAGATTCCTGTACGGGGAGGAGTTTGAGTATTCTCCGGAGTTCAAGCTGTGGATAGCTACAAACCACAAGCCTGTCATTCGCGGTACGGATGTAGGCATCTGGCGGCGTATTCGGCTGATCCCGTTTGAAGTGAATATTCCGCCGGAGAAAGTGGATAAGCAGCTCAAGTATAAGTTCAGAGAGGAGATGCCTCAGATTCTTCGTTGGGCGATAGAGGGTTGCAAGCTCTATCGACAGGAGGGACTTGAGCCTCCGAAGTGTGTTCAGATCAGCACGGCGGAATACAAGGCTGAGATGGACATGATCGCTACGTTCATGGAAGCCTGCATCGTGATTGACTACACGGCAACGGACACTATACAGGCAAACGATCTGTATGCGATCTACGCTGAGTGGGCAAAGGAAAACGGCGAGTATGTTATGACGAGCCGAAAGTTTTTCAGCGAACTCAGCAAGCGTACTCCGGAAAAGAAGCGCATCAGCAGCGGGATCGTGTATCAGAAGATCAGGCTGACGGATTTCGCAAAGAAATTCATATCGAAGCGATACTCTCCGGCGATGTTTTACAGAGACTGAAATCAACTCAGATTAAATCTTTGCGTTCAGTGACAAGAAGCATAATCCCGTTGACAATGTAATTTGGGTCAACTACAATATGGTTGAGGCAAACGACTACAATCCGAATGCGGTTGCGAAGCAGGAGATGAAGCTGCTTTACACGTCCATCAAGCACGACGGATACACGCAGCCGATTGTTACGATTTGGGATCAAGAGAAGCAGAAGTATGTCATCATTGACGGGTTTCACCGTTATGCTTCGATGGTCTACAACAAAGACCTGCGGGAGCTGAACAATTCCCAAGTCCCGATCGTGGTGCTGGATAAGGATATCAACGACCGCATGGCAAGCACGATCCGCCACAACAGGGCAAGGGGCAAACACTCTGTTGAGGGCATGAGTAATATCGTGCTGCAGATGCTCAAAAACGGCTGGGGTGATGCGGAGATTTGCAATGAACTCGGACTGGAAACTGAGGAGCTTGTGCGGCTCAAGTATGTCACGGGCTTCGCAAAGCTGTATGAGGATAAGAAGTTCAGTCAGGCGTGGGAAACCACAAATCAGATCAAACTCAGAAATGAGTATCAGGAAGCGGAGGGTAAGGAACAGTGATTCCAGAGGTTGTGAATATCTGCGGCATCCCTTATGCTGTCAAGGTTGTTAAGGACAACTTTACGACAGATGCGCACTTCGGGGATATTAAATACCTTGAGGGAGAAATCCATATTAACAAGGATATGCCGGAGCAACTGCAAAGGCAGACGCTTGTCCATGAATGGCTGCACGGCGCTTTTGTGATGCTTGGCTTCAACGACGAGACAAACAATGAGCAGCTTGTCACGGCGCTTGCAAATGCTATCAATCAGACTTTCTGTTTCAAGGAGGCTCAGAATGATTAAAGCCTATGACAAAGTAGTCTACAAGTCGATTGACGAGATCATACCGTATGAGAACAACGCCAGACACAATGAGGCGGCGATTGAGGCACTGGTAAAGGCGATCCCTGTTATGGGGTTCAATGTGCCGATCGTGCTGGACAAGAACAACGTGATCGTCAAGGGACATTCAAGGCTTGAGGCGCTGAAACGCCTCGGTGTTGACCTTGTGCCGTGCATTGTGATCGACGGCAGCGAGGAGGACATTGCAGAGGAGCGGCTGGTTGACAACAGGCTGTCAGAGCTGGCGACTTGGGACGAGGAAAAGCTCAAGTATGAGCTTCGGGAGATGACGATCGACTTGGGCAAGTTCGATATCCAAGTCCCGCAGATCAAGCCCGCAGCGCAGGTGGTTTCGGACGTGACTCCGACGCAGGTACAGAAAACGCAGGAGCAGGTTACGGGCAGCGGCAGAGAGGTTGCGTCGGAGAAGAAGAGCCTTGTGGAAATCCATTGCCCAAACTGCGGCGAGGACTTTTTTGCTGATATGGCGGAGGTTATGAAGTATGCAACTTGAGATCGTTATGAAGCCTGTGAATGAGATCATTCCGTATTGGAGAAACCCGCGCAGAAACGACGCTACGGTTGATGCGCTTATCCCCGTGATCCAAAAGAACGGGTTTAACGTTCCGATCGTCATTGACAAAAACGGCGTTGTCGTGAAAGGTCATGCGAGACTCAAGGCAGCAAAGCGACTTGGCATGGCGGAAGTCCCGTGCATTGTGTCAGATGCATCGGAGGATGTTATCAAGGCGGACAGGATCGCTGATAACAAGATTCAAGAGCTGTCAAGCTGGGACTTCGGCAAACTGGACGCAGAGCTTGACAGGCTGGACGGCATGGAGTTCAAGGCGCTGTTCAGACTCGACGAAAACCCGGTAGCGGATGCAGACGAATTGCCCGATGTGGAATTTAAGCCCGCTGGTTTGCAGTATTGGGGCGGCGGGTATTATGGCGAGGATGCGCAAACGCCGACACAGACGGGCGAAGAGGTTCAGGCAACGCACTACGAGGGTGCTCAGGTCGTTTCTGGCGGCGGTTTTGAGTATAGGCATGAAGAAACACAGACACAGCCGCAGACGGCTACAGGCGCAGAAAAACGCACACTGAAAACGCTTTGTCCGTATTGCGGGAAAGTGGTGTTCATTTCTGTATGAAGTGCGATGTTAAGATCATGGCTGCGCCGAGTCGGTATGCCTATGTGCTGAATACCTGCAAGGTGCTGGGACTGGATATTGACAGGGATGTGTTCTTCGACGATAGACCAAACGGCGGCGACGCTGCGTATACATCGGAACGGACTTGGGGGCTTCCGTTTGAGTCGGATGAGATTACGCATCGGTGCGTGATCCAAGACGATGTGCTGTGCTGCAGAAGTTTCAGAACCGTGCTGGATCAGCTTGTGTCTTTGAAACCGGATGCTGTCTTTTGCCTGTTCTGCCCGTCTTTGAAGCTGAAAGAGTTTCAAGACGCAGACGGAATGCCGCAGCTTGTGAAAATTACAAGAGGCGGGATGTACGGGCCTGCGATTGTTATGCCGAGGACGGCAGTCGCAAGCGTTTACGATTGGGGCAGAGAGCAAGCCGCCGGACAGAGGATATTGCACGACGATGTTTTGTTCGGTGAGTATGCGCTTGCACACGGGATGCCGATCTATACGACGATCCCGTCTGTGGTGCAGCATATTTGTCCGGACAGAAGCTTGCTCGGTTATAACGACAAGCGGAAAGTCAGCAAGGTGTTCGATATGGACGCATGCCAGTTTGACTGGACGGCGGCGGCAGAGACGCGATCCTTGCCGCTGAAAAACAGCACACTGTTTTACAGAAAAGAGGTCTGATATGAAATTTGACTACGGCGGAAGAGAGGCAGAGCGCGGCAGAGTCTACGCTGTGGGAGACTGCGGGAAGCTAAAGGTCGTTGACGTGTTCGATGAGTTTTGGGATGCGTGGCGGGATGCAAATGTCGTGTTTATCGACTTCCCGTATGACAACCGCATGATTAAGCATTATTATCGTCAGATCGACAGAGAAACTGACAAAACGTTCTCTGACTTGATGCAGAGGGCGTTTGAGATCATCAATGAGATAGACCCGGACAGAGTGTTCGTGGAGATCGGCAGCAGAAACCTCTCCGCTGTCGTGGACGAGATGTCTAAGCTCAGATATAAGGTCAAACCGCATCCGTGCTTCTACGCGAAGACAAACCCGTGCTTTATCGTCGAGGGCTGTAGACGATCCGACAGCTTGATAGACTATCAAATCTCGGATATGGACGAGCTGAAAAGTATCGACGAAATCTGTGCGCATGAGAAAGGCTGTATATGTGATTTCTTTAACGGACAGGGCGCGGTCAGCTTGTCGGCATACAAACACGGGCGGGCGTTTGTGTGTTCGGAGCTGAATCCCAACAGGCTGGGGAACGCTTTGACAAAGCTGGAGAAAGCGGGTGCGGTTATCCGATGATTTGTCGGGTTTCAAAGGACGATGTGAGGGCTTGCGGATTCGATCCGGAGCCGCATACAACGTCGTTCGGATACGACGGAGATTGGCTGGCGTATAAGGTCGGAGACAGGATCGTTTCGGTCTTGGTCGTTCGGAAGGTCGCGGGGAAAAACATCGTCTCCGGATGCTATACTCTGCCGGAGTTTCGCGGCAGGGGGCTTATGCATCTTCTTGTGGATTATATCTCGCACGAAGATGAGGTCTATAAGGGGCAGCGCATGTTCGCGCATTGCCTTATAAGCAGTAAGCATATCTTTGAGGATTGCGGGTATGTTTACTATCGGACTGTGAACTACAAGCATGGAGCGCAACATTTTATGAGATTGGATAGGTGAGCAGATGGCGCGGAGTTTGAAACTTGATAAGCAGATGGTTGACGAAATTCTGACTTACAAAGAGAACGGATTGTCCGACAAGGATATTTGCGATATGGTTGGAATTAGTCAGAATACGTTTTACAAGTGGCTCAAAGAAGCAGATACAGGCGTGAACGTTGACAATCCAGAAAGGCCAGTTCCGCAGATTGAGCTAAAGCGTGAATTGCGTGATGGGCTTAAAAGGGCGCAAGCTGCGTTCAAGGCATACCACATTCAGACAATCACAAAGGCAGCTAAGAAAAGCTGGCAGGCGGCAGCGTGGATGCTGGAGCGGATGTATCCGAAAGAGTTTGGGCGGATCGACAGGCAGATTGCTCTGCTTGGCGAAGCTACGAAAGAAACCGGAATGCTGGACGAGATTCTTGAGTATTTGAGGATGACAGATGTTCACTCCGACTGAGAAGCAACGCGAGTTCCTGTTCACGCCGGATAAACGCATCAACCTCTTGTCGGGGTCGGTGCGATCCGGAAAGACATACATCTCGCTGCTGAAATGGGGACTGTGGGTAGCTTCCATGCCTCCGGATGCAGAGTTCTTGATGGTGGGTAAGACAGGCGGCAGCTTAAACCGAAACTGCTTCGGGTATATGTATCAGTTTTTCGGGGAGCAGAACTTCCACGTTTCACACGGCATGAAAGGCTCAAGCCTGTTCGGGCGCAAGATATGGATCGCCGGAGCAAACGACGTTCGCTCAGAGAATCAAATCCGAGGCATGACGCTTGCTGGCGCATACTGTGACGAGGTTACGCTGTATCCGGAGAACTTCTGGGTCATGCTGCTGACTCGTCTTTCCGTACCGGGCGCAAAGGTGTACGCAACGTGCAACCCGGACAATCCCACACACTTCATCAAGCGGGACTACATAGACAGAGCAGACGAGCTGGACTGTGCGGTGTGGAACTTCCTGCTGACGGACAACACGCATCTGGGCAAGGAATATCTGGAGAACATCACACGCGAATTCACGGGTGTGTTCTACGATCGTTTCATACTGGGGCAGTGGGTCAAAGCTGAGGGGCTTGTGTATCCCATGTTCGACAAGAGCTGTATTGTGGAGGCGAAAGACAGGAACTACACCGAATACTGCGTGAGCATGGACTACGGCATCCTCAACCCGACGGCGATGATCCTGTGGGGATACGCTGACGGCGTTTGGTACGCCGTTAAGGAGTATTACCACTCCGGCAGGGATAGCAACGTGCAGAAAACCGACGAGCAGTATTACGGCGAATTAGAGCGTCTGTGCGGCGATCGGAAGATCAGCTATGTGTTCATAGACCCGTCCGCCTCAAGCTTCATCACGCTCGTTCGGCAGCGCGGCAAGTTCTCCGTTCGACACGCGAACAACACCGTCATTGAGGGAATCCAGCACACAGCGTCTGCGATTGAGGAGAAGCGTATCCTGTTCAATGACTGCTGTAAACACACGATCGAAGAGTTTGGTCTGTATTCGTGGGATGACAGGGGCGAACAGGACGCTGTGATCAAGGAGAACGATCACTGCATGGACGCTGTGCGATACTTCGTGCAGACCCGCAGAGCTTACAGACCGGAAGTCAAGTACAAGTCCCCGTTTCGCTGAGTTATATAGCTCCTCATCGCGAGGGGCTATATTTCTTTTTGAAAAAAGGTGTTGACAAATGACAAAAGATGTGATATAATAGTATTAGAGGGTTAGGAGTAACCTGTACCTTGAAAAACAAATATTGAAAGGAGAACACAAGATGTCGAAGAAGATGGAGTACCTTGTCATGGCGCAGCACGTTTACCAAGTTGAGGAAAAGAAGTGGACTAACGTAGGTGCGTGGTATTCGGTAAAGAACAGGTATTACAGCACGGAGGCTGAGGCGAGGAAAGCGCTTGCAAGCTATGTCGCGAAGTGGAACAAGGATTTCCAGTACGACAAGGACGGCAAGCGGATTGAGACTCAGGTGTGCGGAATGATCGGAATTGATGTTGTCAGCCGGAAGCAGGACGATGATCGGCTCAGAGTAGTTGCTTGGAAGATCAAGCGCAGAGAAGTGACGGACTGGGAGGAGGTTGACGCAGGATGAGGCTGGGGTCGCATATCGCGACCTCAGCGACGAGAGGAGGAGTTTTATTGAAGAGAGATAGGATCATTGGCGGATTATTGGGATTGATCGTTGGAGACGCACTGGGTGTCCCGTTTGAGTTTCAGAAGCGGGACACATTTGTTTGTGACGGCATGACGGGCTACGGGACACACAAGCAGCCTGCGGGAACGTGGTCTGATGACAGCTCTATGACGCTGGCGACGATGGATGCGATCCTGCGTTGGGGACTGGACGCAGACGGCATTATGCGCAACTTTGTCCGGTGGTTTTACTACGAAAAGTTCACGCCGCGTGGCAAGGTCTTTGACGTTGGCTACTGTGTTGCGCAGTCGATCGTGCGTTACAACAACGGCGCGGATATTTACACCTGCGGTGGCGCGGAGGAATCTGACAACGGCAACGGCGCACTCATGCGCATTCTCCCGCTGGCGTTCTTGGATTGTGATGCGGCGTTCGTGGATGCAGTCTCCGGACTGACGCACAATCACGAAATTTCAAAGCAGGCTTGCAGACTTTATACGGAGATCGCAAGAGGTCTTGTGGACGGCGAAAACACGCTTGTGGCGGATCGTAAACGCTCCAAGGTAAAGAGCGGCACGTTCGTCAAAGACACGCTGGACGCAGCCCTGTGGAGCGTGGCAACGTCTGACAGCTACAAGGATGCAGTCCTCGCGGCGGCAAACCTCGGCGGAGACACGGATACCGTCGCGGCGGTGGCGGGCGGTCTTGCTGGCATCGTCTACGGCGTAGACGCAATCCCGCAGGAGTGGATCGACACGCTCGCAAGAAAAGACTTCGTTCTCAACCTCTGCAGCAGATTCGCAGACTATTGCTTGATGCAGAATAAATCTTTTTGTAAAAAAGTGAAAAAAGATGTTGACAAGTGATAGATTGTATGGTATACTATAGTCAGAAAGAACAGAGGGAGGCGATTGAGTGAGCGAGCCCTATAACAAGGGCGAGTTGTGGTATGTCAAGCTTGATGACGGATACGAGATTGAGTTTGTAAGCTACGAAGAAGCTTGGGAGTACTACGAAAGCCACAAGAAGTGAGATGAAGTGAAGCCCGCCACGGAGGTTACGACGGCAGAAAGGATTTTGGAGATGCGTTACAATTCTATGAAGATGTTTAAGACTGGGGACGAGGCTTGCGCGTTTGCGCAGCAGGTGGGAAGCGACAGTTGGGGCTTCCTGTTTGACGGACACGATCAGCGCGACTTCCGGATTACGGGTTGGTACGTTGATTACAACGATCCGGATTGGGAGGGAGTCGGATGCTGAAAATCACGTTTGAGTATGCCGACGCAATGTCAAACTGGCAGTGGAGAAAACAGACCTGCGTGGTGTCTTCGCTTGAAGAATGTAAGCGAATTTACGGGCTTGGCGTGGACTGTGACTACAGAATTGTCTCTGTAGAGCCTGTTTCTTGAGGTATCTGTATTAAGCGAAATAGTACAGTTTACATTTTTTACGCGTATTTTTATGTTTGCGAAAGTTGACAAAAGAAAGCCCTTGCTAAACGGCAGGGGTTTTTTTGTGTATGAAATCGGGGCAAATGTAGGATAATGGTACATTTTCATAAACTTATATATTTACATATTTTTTTCATAATATATACTTTACTATTTTTTTATACACTTCATACATAAAGAAGAAAAAAGAAGAATATATAGTAATAGAAAACATAGATATTTCAATGTGTTGCGGGTTTTCTGGGTTAGTGTAGGATCGTACATTTTTCATACATTTTTCATACACTTTTCATACACTGATCCTACACTGGTTTTGGCGTTGACATTTGCGGGGGTTGACAGTATAATCCAAGGCAGGAGGGGGTGGATTTATGTTGACTCATCAAGATTTCATAAAAGCTGTGGGCGGGTCTGAGACGAAGCTGGAACAGTTTGTGGCTTCCGCGATCGCTACGCATAAGAATTCGGACGAGTTCAAGATGGCGCAGGTGGCTGACCTGTATGACAGGCAGAGGAATGTGACTATCAATGAGTACGTTCGGACAATGTTTACGCTGGCGGGTGCGCCGATTGAAGACTTTACCGCAAGCAACAACAAAATCGCAAGCAATTTCTTTCACAGGCTGAATACGCAGAGATGCACTTACAGTCTCGGCAACGGGATTTACTTTGCGAATGACGAGGGGAACAGGATCAAGGATCAGCTTGGAGATAAGTTCGATAAGCGGGTCTTTGATATCGGATACTATGCCTTGATCCACGGCGTGTGCTTCGGGTTTTGGAATCTGGACAAAATCCATGTGTTCCCGCTGACGGAGTTTGTGCCGCTGTGGGATGAGCTGGACGGAACGCTGAAAGCAGGAATCCGGTTTTGGCAGATTGATGAGTTGAAGCCGATGTCTGCGGTTTTGTATGAGCTGGACGGTTATACAAAGTTTGAGACGGCGGCAGAGGGTGAGAAGCGCGGCACTCTGCAGATTTCACAGTCGAAGCGGGCGTATAAGCTCAATGTGATTACAAGTGAACTCGGCGGCGAGGAGATTGTGGGAGAGGAGAATTACAGTACGCTCCCGATCGTGCCGATGTGGGGCAGTAAGCTGAAACAGTCTACGCTCGTTGGGATGCAGACGGCGATCGACAGCTTTGACTTGATCCGCTCCGGTTTCGCAAACGATCTCACAGACTGCGCGGAGATTTACTGGCTGATCGAAAACTGCGGGGGTATGACAGAGGACGATCTCGCAAGATTCAGAGACAGGCTGAAACTGAATCATATTGCGGAAGTCCCGACGGGCGACGGTGAGCGGATCACGCCGTATACGCAGGAGATTCCGTATCAGGCGAGAAAAACGTATCTGGACGATATCCGGAGCGGGATTTATGAGGACTTCGGCGGGCTGGATGTGCATAGCGTGGATGCCGCAAGTACGAACGATCACCTTGAGGCTGCGTATCAGCCGATGGATGAGAATGCTGATGACTTTGAGTATCAGGTGATTGAGTTCATTCAGCAGATTCTCCATGTCGCGGGGATTGAGTCTGACGATCCGATCTTTAAGCGCAATAGAATCAGCAATCAGCGTGAGCAGGTTGAGATGGTGATGCTGGAAGCTTCGTATCTGGATGAGGAGACGGTGCTGAATAAGCTGCCGAATATCACGCCCGATGAGGTTAAGGAAATCCTGCAGCGGAAAGATGTCGAGGATATGGAGAGGATGCTTGAGTAATGGATTCTGGGCATCGCGAAACTGACAAGCTGCTTGAGGAGATTGAGCGGCGTGTCACAACTGAATACTCGCAGGCTGCAAAGGATATGCAGAAGAAGCTTGATGACTATCTCAAGGCGTTTCAGCAGAAAGACGAGGCAAAACAGAAGCTTGTCTCCGATGGGGTCATGTCTTGGGCTGAGTATGATAAATGGCGCGTCGGGCAGATTATGATCGGTGAGCGTTGGAAAGAAATGCGGGACTCGCTTGCGGAGGACTTGCATAACTCCAACATGATTGCGCGATCTATCGTGAACGGATATATGCCGGATGTGTATGCGCTGAATCATAACTACGCTACGTTTGAGATCGAAAAAGGCTCTATGCTGAATACTTCGTATACGCTGTATGATCGGCAGACGGTTGAGCGGCTGATAAGCGGCGGGGATATTCTCAAGGAAAACATAGGAGTGACAACCGAGAAAGCGCTGCAAGAGGAGTTTTTGCGCACTGGAAAGGACTTGCACTGGCAGCAGGGGAAAATACAAAGCGTGACACTGCAGGCGATCCTACAGGGCGAGAGCATACCGAATATGTCGAAGCGGATCGCGCAGACGATGGGTGAGCTGAACAAGGCTGCGACTGTGCGGTATGCGAGGACGGCAACTACGGCGGCGGAAAACGCAGGGCGGACTGACAGCTACAAGCGGGCTGAGGCTATGGGGATCAAAATGTCTCAGATGTGGCTTGCAACACACGACGGCAGAACTCGACACAGCCACGCTATGATGGATCGTGAGATTCGGGCGGTCGGTGAGCTGTTCTCAAACGGCTGCGAATACCCCGGCGATCCAAGCGGACCGGATGAGGAGGTCTGGAATTGCAGGTGTTCGCTTAGGGCTGTTGTGGATGGGCTTACGCCGATGGCGCACGCGCTGCAAAGCAATGACAGCTTGGGCGATATGTCTTATTCGCAGTGGGAGAAGCAGGAGAGCGCTCCGGAAAATGCTGAGGCAGATTTCTACGACGCGACGCAAAACGCAAAAGAGTTCACGCGGTATGAGCATGAGGACATGAACTTCGACGAGTTTCGGTGGGATGACCTGTCTCCGGCAGAACGCGACGGCGTTTATAATTACACGGACGAGTATTATGAGTCCATGAATCGTCTGTGCAGAGGACAGAAAGTTAAAGGCTGGGACGATGAAGACTTTATTCTGGAGCAGGTACAAAACTGCACGTCTGCTTTGAATCAGTTTCAGATCAAAGAGGATACTATGCTGTATCGCGGCATGGGTAGCTTTCGCAGAGTGGCGGAACAGTTCGGCGTTTCGGAAACAGACCTCATCAACATGGTAAAAGACTCTTCGATCGTCGGTATGCCGTTCACAGAGCTGGGCTTTTGCTCTACTGCAATCGCAAAGCGGGATGCGTGGGAGAAAGATGTTATGCTCAATATCTGCGCCCCGAAAGGCACAAAGGGTTTGTATGTAGACCCTATATCCGCAAACCGCGGCGAAAGAGAGCTTCTGCTCCAGCGCGGTACAATGTTCGAGGTCTACGGCGCAAACAGAGACGAATTCTCCGGAAGGATTACGCTTGATGTGGTCGTGATTGGACAGAATCCGGCGAAGATGTAAAAGGGTGTTGACAAAAGGAACAAAAAGTGATATAATAGAATTGAGAAAACTGAGAGGAGGAGGTTGGGAGGCATGAACGAAAAACTGAAAAAGGACATGGATGTTGTCTTGCCGAGTGACGAGATCGACTGCGTGGACTGCAGGTTCAAGATGCTTGGGAAGATTGGGTTTAAGAACAGGTACTGCGAGGAATTCCCGCGAGATGTCGGAGGGAAACCAGACGAGGTTTTGTTCAAGGGCGAGAAGTGTCCAAAAAAACAGACAGTAGTTTGAGAAAAGGCAGATCGTTGCTTGTCAACGGTCTGCTTTTGTGTTACAGTCAATTTGAGAGGAGGCGTGGTTATGGGATTTATGTTTTCGGTTGAGGTCAAGGCTGACAATACACAGCAGGTGCTGCAGGCGAAGCAGGCTGCGGTTGAGGCTGCGCTGGAAGCGATCGGGCTGCATCTTGAGGGCGAGGCAAAGGACGAGCTGGAGAATGCGCCGAGGCGTGTGGATACGGGCAGGTTGAAGAACAGCATATCTCACGCAGTGAATATCGCAGAGCCTGCTGTGTATGTCGGGACAAACGTGGAGTATGCGCCGTATGTGCATTTCGGGACAAGAAACATGGCGGCAAATGAGTTTATCAAGAATGCGTTTGTGAAAAATCAAGATCAAGCAAAGGCTTATATCGAAAGTAAGCTTAAAAATGCTTGACATAACGCTTCATGTTTTTTATAATCTAAGTCAGAAAATCTGAACGGCAAAGAATGCCGCCGATAGAAAGGAAGATTGTGTATATGGCACTCACGAAAGCTCAGGTTAAGGAAATTCTCTCGGCTGCGGGCTGTCCTACAGAGAACGTGGACGCTGCGGTTACAAAGGTCATGGAGGGGCATCTTACTTCCATCAATGCTCTGAGGGAAGAGCGCGACGGATTTAAGGCTGACGCTGAAAAGCTCAAGGATGTTCAGAAAGAGTTGGACGGTCTGAAAGCAAAAGGCGATCCGGACTGGGAGAAGAAGTACACCGACGAACACAGTGCGTTTGAGGCGTACAAGGAGAACGTGGCAAAGGAGAAAGCGACGGCTGAAAAGGCGAAGCTTTACAGACAGCTCCTCAAGGACAACAAAGTCAATGAGAAGCAGCTTGATGCGATTATGAGAGTTACCGATCTTGAAAAGCTGACCGTCAAAGACGGGAAGTTTGAGGGAGAAGAGGCTCTTGTGGAGGGCATCAAGAAAGACTGGGCTGGGTTCATCACATCTGAGGGAAAGCAGGGTGCCGACGTTGACACGCCGCCCGCTTCCGGCGGGGGCAAGCCTGCAGAGGAAAGCCGCGCTAAACAGCTTGCGGCGAAGTATCACGAAAGTCTTTACGGGAAAACAAAGGAGGATTGACAATGGCTTTTATTGAGCCTGCCGTTCTGGGCAAGGTTTATGCGCCCGGTTACTTTCTTGCGCATGAGGAGTGCGTGAGAAAGACTTATGAGATCGCACAGAACAGTGCGCTTGTTGTCGCTGCTGATGATGGCGGTAAATATGTTCCTATGGGAACGGCGTATCCCACTAATGACGGGAACGCTATCGGCATTGTCTATGAAGATGTCGATGTTACCGCAGGCGATATGCCGGGTTCGGTAGTGACCAAAGGTGTTGTATTTGAGGGCAGACTTGCGATTACTGGTGCCGATTACGACGCAGTAACGCTCAAGGATCTTGTGAGCCCCAAGGCACAGGGCTGGCAGGAGAGAAGCGGGTCTTCCCCGAATTACACCTACGCAGATTCCACGGATACCACCGTGAACACCAGCAAGACTTACTACCTGCCCGACGAGAGCCACACGGCTGTTTCCAACTACGCAGCCGTCCTTAATCCGCAGGCAGAGGGTTGGTATGAGAGAAGCGGCTCTTCGCCGAACTATGTTTACACTCTGTCCACGGACACGGAGGGTAACACTTCGAAGACCTACTACGAGAAGAGCGACGTCCGCCTTGCCAGCGCCGCAAAGTCCGCGCTTGAGGCGCTTGGGTTCACGTTTGTCGCTGAGCCTACGGTTACAAGGCCCTAAGAAGGAGGTAGCGAGTAATTATGAAATGGGAGAAAAACATTTTCGGTATGATCTCCAAGGACGAGTGGCTGAACGTGGGCTTCAATGTGTCTCGTCCGAACGATCCGATCGACGGTCTTTTCGGAGATGAGAAGACTGACAACCTCGTCGCCAAGTGGCAGACGATCGCGTCTGAGTATCAGATTCCTGTCATGGCGCAGTTCCACGGCTTCGATACCGAGGCTCTGACTACGTTCCGTGTGCCGATCGACACGCACAACATCGAAAAGGGTCTCATCAAGGTGAAGATCAACCAGTCTGAGCGCCTGCGTGCGCTGGTGCGGGCTGGCGTGCAGGAGGACGCTCTCTTTGATTATGTTATCAACGACGGCGTTCGTCTGGCAGATCAGGTCTTCACTCGCACGAAAGTCGCGAAGAACGAGCTGATGGCTTCCGGTGTCGTGACGATCAATGAGAATAACCTCTCGCTGACGGTGGATTACGGCGTTCCTGCCGCAAACCTCGCACACACGATCGACCTGTCTACGACTGCGGATGTTTCCGCGCAGATTCAGGGAATCGTGGATGCGGCGCTGGCACAGGGCGTGATCATCACGGGTATGATGACGAGCCGCAAGAACATCACCAAGATGCGCAGAAACGCAGGGCTGCAGAAAGAGATCAACAGCAATGTTGGTGTTGGTGCTCTGATTCGCAGCGCGTCTCTTGATGCGTATCTGGCTGAGGAGTTCGGCATCACTCGCATCATCACGAACGACCTCACCTATGGCGCATCTGCTGCCATCGGAGCTGACGGTCGCCCGACGATCGCTACCGAGCGCTACTATCCGGAAAACAAGATCACGTTCTTCGCCACGAATCCTGCGGGGCGCATGGGCGTTGGTCTATGGGGCAATCCTCCGGAGGTTGACGCGGAGAGCTTCTACAAGGTGAATGCGTCTGCGGTCAATCCGTATGTCTACGTCATGCAGTGGATGGAGACTGATCCTGCGGTGCTGTGGACGAAAGCCAGCGGACTGTTCATGCCTGTGCTGTATAACCCGAACAGCCTGTTCGTCGCTACGGTCACTGAGTCCAGCGAGGATAACACCTAAGGAGGTAGCCAGCAGTCTCAACTGACGCTGGGGAAGCCTCAAAAATAACGAAAGGCTCAGTGTTGCGGAATCGACATGATATGGCAGCATTGAGCCTTTCTCGGCAATGAGGGGTGAGAGAAATGTTGACAGAGCTTTGCGGAGAACTTAGAAACTGGTTCATTCGCGACTACAGCGATGTTTACAGAGGCGAATTTGTGGTTTCCGACGGAAGCGTGCAGCCGATTTCTTTCCTGCAAAACGGTCAATATTTCCGGATCATCGGGTCTGTGTTTAACGACGGCGTTTGGAAGTATCCGGACGATCTGGCTTCGCTGCATGGGGAAACGTTCGACGGTGAGATTTGGGCGATGCGTGTCCCGAAAGAGGTTATTGATCTTTCTGCGGAGATCGACGCTTGGGTTGCAGATAACAGCGACGCGATCAACAGCCCGTATCAGTCAGAAAGCTTTGGCGGATATTCGTATTCGCTCAAGGGCAGCGGGACTTATGGCGGCTCTGTTGACGGGACGGCGTGGAAATCTCAGTTCGCGTCCAAGCTGGCAAAGTGGAGGAAATTATGAGCTTGCTGCAAGAAGCTATGGAAAGCTGCGTAATGCTGGACAAAACTACGCGGTCTGACGGGCGCGGCGGCGTGATAACCGAGTGGACGGACGGAGCGTCGTTCAGCGCAGCGATTGTAATGGACTCGGCTTTGGAATCTAAGATCGCTGAGGCACAGGGTGTCACATCTTTGTATACGATCGCTACAAGGAAGAACATCAATCTGCAGTATCACGATGTTTTTAGAAGAGCTGAGGACGGAAAGATATTCAGAGTCACGTCGGACGGCGATGACAGGAAAACTCCGGAAAGCGCAAACCTCAATATGAGGGTGGTTTCTGCTGAGGAGTGGGAGCTGCCTGCGGGGGTGTGAACGTGGATAAGTATGAAGCGCAGTATTCATTTTGGGCTTCGTTCGGAGTTCCGGCATACGAGGTCAGCAGCGTTCCGGATGCAAAAGAGCTTACGTTTCCGTATATCACATATCAAGCGGTGAATTCCGGATTTGATGAGAACGCCGTCATAAACGCTTCGATTTGGACGCGATCAACATCGTGGACACAGGCGGACGCTCTGGCAAACGCGATCCAAGACGAACTGAAAAACGGCGGCAAGGTTGTGCCGTATACGGGCGGCATTATCTGGATAACTCCGGAAGTCCCGTTTGTGCAGAATATGGGCGATCCGGAAGACGATAGAATCAGAAGAAAGGTTCTTATGGTTCAACTACACTTTAACTGAGAAAGGAAAGCTTTAATATGGGAAGATTTACTAAGGTTAGCAGCGACGCATTTCAGGCGCTCCAGCTTGATGCTGGCGTGCTGCTGACAACTTTCGACCCTGCCAATCCTTATGTGACTCCGACTGACGCGACGATCATTGCCACGACCAGTGGCGGTATCAACCCCGTCTGCAATGCCACATATTCGGATTTTGGTGAGGATGTGGACAACGTTCCGAACAATATGATGGAGTTCAAGCACCTTGACGGGTGGGATTGCTCCATTGCGTTCACAAGCATCAAGTTCAACGCCGAGGGCGTGAAGCTTGCGCTTGGCGCGGCGGATATCACTGAGCTGAGCAACGGCGTGAACAAAATCCTGCCTCGGCGCGATCTCCAGCAGGCGGATTTCTGCGATATCTGGTGGGTTGGCGACAAGGCTGACGGCGGCGCGGCGGCGATCAAGCTGAAAAACGCGCTTTCGACTGGCGGATTCAGTATGCAGACTACCAAGAACGGTAAAGGCACGATTGCCATGACGATTACTGGACACGTCAGCATCGAAGCACAGAATGAAATGCCGATGGAGTTCTATGACATTCCTGCGCAGAGCGCGGCTGGCACTGTTCCTGTGACTCAGAACCTCAACAATGCCACGTCCAACTTCTCCGGCACTTCCGTTAACGAGGGTGGCAGTCTCTCGGCTACGATCACGGCTGCGTCTGGCTACTCGCTCCAGAGCGGGGATATCGTTGTGACGATGGGCGGTGTTGACATTACCGCGCTTTGTTGCACGATTTCCACGACTGGCGCGATCAGCATCAGCAAGGTCACAAGCGGCGTGGTTATTACTGTCAACGCGACAAAAAATACCTAATAAGGGGAATTATCTATGACGCGCACGAACGAAGAGCAGCTTGATCTGTTCGCTGATCTGCTTGAGCCTGTGGGAGAAATCTTGTCCGACAGGGAGTTGGCAGAGCCGCTGAGAAAGGGCAAAAAGCTTGAGGCAATCAAGCTCGGAATCAAAAGACATAAACAGGCTGTAATCGAAATTCTGGCGCTGATTGACGGTGTGGAGGTCGGGGCTTATGTAGTCCCGACTCCGCCCGTGTTGGCGCTTAAAATTTTGGCATTACTGAACAATCCGCAGGTGACGGAGCTTTTTACGCTGCAGGGTCAGAACGCAACCGAGAGTGCTTCTGGCTCTGCTACGGAGAATACAGAGGGCGGCGCGACTTAAAGCTGTTTATGCGGTATTATCGTGCGCGACACAAGGCATATTTCGACGAGCTGAACTGGAAAGTCTATATGTCTGATGCGGCGATGGGAATCGCGGCGAATACGCAGAGGGTCGCGGGTGGCGTGAATCTGAACGGACGCTGGATCGAAATGATTGACAATACTCCGCAAGAGGAAGACCCGCGATCCTGCGTGGAAATCGCGCACAGCATTTGGTCTCGGATCAGAGGTGAGAAGAAATGAATGTATTTGATCTGTACGCAAGGCTCGGTCTTGACAGTAGCGAATACGACAAGGGGATTGACAATAGCAAGGCAAAAGCTGGCGGCATCGGTTCTGCGCTGGCGACTGCTGCAAAAGTTGGCACTGCTGCACTCAGCGCAGCGGCGGCAGGCGTTGCGGCGTTTACGAAAAGCGCGATCAGCAGCTATGCAGACTTTGAGCAGCTTTCCGGTGGTATTGAGACGCTTTTCGGTGAAAGCGCCAGCAAGGTCATGGCGTTCGCAGATGAGGCGTTTAAGACTGCAGGGCTTTCCGCGAATGAATACATGGAGTCAACGATTTCGTCTGCGGCGGCAATGATTAACTCGCTCGGAGGCGATCAAGCGGCTGCGGCAGAGTTGATGAACATGTCGATCACTGACATGGCGGATAACGTCAATAAGATGGGTACGACGATGGAAGCCGTGCAGAATGCTTATCGTGGATTCAGCCGAGGCAACTTCACAATGCTGGACAACCTTGCGCTTGGTTACGCAGGTTCAAGAGAGGGCATGGAGGCGCTTTTGAAAAAGGCTGAGGAGCTGGAAGCGCAGCAGGGCAGGACTACGAAGTTCTCTATTGACAGCTATGCAGATATTGTAAACGCGATCCACATTGTCCAAGACGAAATGGGGATCACGGGTACGACAGCGTTGGAGGCGGAAAAGACGATCAGTGGGTCTATCGCTTCAATGAAGTCTGCATGGCAAAACCTTATGACTGGTCTTGGAGACGGAAACGCCGATTTGGGAAAGCTCATTGACGATGTGGTTTCCCGTGCGGAGACGGTGCTGCAGAACATTCTCCCAGTGGCAACAAAGGCACTCGGCGGGATTGCAACGGCGATCGGGAAGCTTGCTCCGGTTATCTCGAAGAAGCTTCCGGAGATGGCAAAGGAAATCTTGCCGCCGCTGTTGGAGGCTGCGGCTTCGCTTGTGGATGGGCTTGTGAAAGCGTTGCCAACGATTCTTGACGCGATTTCGACAGTGATCCCGACGCTTATTACAAATCTGGCTACCACGCTCATATCCCTTGCCCCAAATCTTGTTATGGCAGGAATGGACTTGGTGATGGCGCTTAGTCAAGGGTTGATAGACAATATCGACTTGATTATAAACGCCGGAGTGGATATGGTTACGCAGTTGGCGGTGGCACTTGTTGACAACCTGCCAAAGCTGATCCCCGCTGCGATACAGGCTATCTTGACGCTGCAGGAAAAGCTGACCGATCCGGATATGATAACGGAGCTGGTGAATGCAGCGATCACGATTATGATGGCGATTGCGGACGGGATTGTTGATGCACTTCCGATCCTCATCGAAAAAGCTCCGGTAATTATCGAAAATCTTGTATCTGCACTTGTTTATAACATTCCGAGACTCATTCAAACTGCGTTCGATATGGTCGGCGCATTGGCAATGGGGATCGTGGAAAACTTGCCGAAAATTGGCGAGGCTGCAGGCGAGATCATCGGAAGCTTGTTGCTGGGACTTGAGCAGCTTTGGGAGAAGATGCTTGAGGTTGGAGGCAATGTTGTCGGCGGAATCTGGGAGGGAATCAAAAACGCAAAAGATTGGATTATCGGGCAGTTGAAGGGCTTTGTTGACGGGCTTGTCGGCGGCGTGAAAAACCTGCTTGGAATCCAGTCTCCGTCTAAGGTCTTCGCCGGAATCGGCGAGATGATGGCGGCGGGGCTTGGCGTGGGTTTTGAAGACGAGTTCGACAAAACCAGTCGGGCGATCAACAATGAGGTTTCGGGGCTGACGGATGACATAAGCTCTGTAGGCTTCGGAACAATGGATTTCGGCGCGTCCAGTCTTGGCAGAACAAGCGCGGCGATGATTAACAGCATGGTCGGAACAGAGCTGCCTGCGGGCAACGTAACTGTGCAGGTAATGCTTCCGGATGGCGTTGAGCTTGCGAGGGCTATGCTTCCGGATATGTTCAAGGTGGCTTCTGCAAACGGAACGCCGATAACTGCGCGAGGGTAAGATTATGAGACAGCTTGTTTTCGACGGAATTGAAATGCCGGAGAGCATCAAGAGCGGCTACGCGGCTTGGAAAGACATTCTGGAAGTCCAAGTTGAAATGATAAGCGGCAGACTGGTGAAAGAAGTCAGGGGCAGCGTTTGGCGGATCAGATACCAGTACGGATTTTTCAACGATGCTGACAAGAGCGCTGTTCTGGCAAGCGCAGAAAAAGGCAGGAGAACGCCGATAACCTGCGTGTTTCTTCCTCCGGACTCAAACGAATATCTGAGCGGAGAGTTTTTTGTAACTTCAATTCAGTATCCCACGTTCATGTGGAGTCGTGACGGGAGTCCGTTGTGGGCAGATTTTGCTGTAGAATTGCGAGAGGTTAAGCCCCATGATTAACGCTTCAACTGCATATAAAGAAGCCGTTGTTGCATCCGGAAGAAGAAGTAGACCAAGGGTTGTCGCTGACATTACAGACCCCGATCTTGTGCTTGGTACGCCAAGCTCCAGCCCCGGCACGGTGTATTCGGATTTGTCCGAGATTATAAACCATTCGTTTAATCTCGGACAGCCGTGTGCGACGGCAGAAGTGAACAGGTGGGTGCTGGATGGCACGTTTCCCATAGGCGAGGTCAGCGGCGATGTTGGGTTTGAGTCTGAGGGCATGTCTGACGGCGACGGGGTTTGCGATGAGTGGGTCTTGTTGCCGTTTTCCGGTGTGAATGTCTTGCAGAATCTATCCGTTTACTTTTCCGACAGATGGTACGACGGGATTCCGAGAGATTTCACGGTAAAGGTTTTGTCTGGGAATACAGTCCTTTACAGTGAGACGATCGTTGACAATGAGAGCAGCTTCGTAAAGCTGGGCGGGTTCACGGCGTATTTGCCAACTGCAATTCGTGTGGAGGTTACAAAGTGGTCGCTTCCGTATCGGAGGGTGAGACTGGCAGAGATCATCGTCGGCATCTATGAGATATGGGGCGAAGACGATATTGCAGGGCTTAGCGTAGAAATGCAGACTGATTTCAGCTTGCTGTCGTTGCCCTTCTCCAACTGCACGCTCGGACTGGAGAACTTGTCAAGACGCTTTGATCCCAGAAACAAAGACAGCCTGTTCGCAAGCTTGGAAGAAAGACAGGCGATCCAAGTGCTTATTGGCATGGACACTGCGGATGGTGTGGAGTATGTTCCGGTTGGAACGTACTACCAGTATGCCGAGGGCTGGAAGACGAGAAACAACGCATCCATCATGTCTTGGTATCTTGTCGATATGATTGGGCTGCTGCAGAAGAGAAAATACGATATACCTGCTATACTTCCGACAACTCTTGAGGGCTGGGTTGCAAGCATCGTTGCGCATCTTGGGTCTACGTTCAGCGATCACTATGAGATTGCTGAGGGATACGGGCAGATGACGGTGGAGGTCAGCAACAACAGCACTGCGGGCTTGGTAGACAGAACGTGCGGGCAGGTGCTGTTGTGGCTGTGTCAGATAGCGAGACTTTTCCCTCGGACTGATCCTCAGAATGGGTATCTTAGACTTGACGAGTATTGGGATAGCGGATCAAACATTGATCTGGACAACCTCGTTCAGTATCCAACGCTGAGTGCGAACGGAGACATTGCAGAACTTCACTTCAAGCTGCCGAACGGAACGGAGCAGGTTGTTTACGGAAATTCTACGACTTCGCCAAACTCCGCAACTGTAGAAAACCCGTTCGTGAAAAACAGCTCTGATGTTACCTCCGTTGGACAGTATATCGTTTCCACATTCGGAGGAAACGTAATTGAGACAATGGGTCGAGGCGATCCGACGGCGGAGCTGGGCGATGTGGTTACTGTGGAGCTTGACAGGTCTGTTGCGACAACCGGAAGACTTTGCTACCAGATGTTGAGCTTCAAAAACGGAGTGCTCAGAGACTGCAAGACGAAGATTCTGCAACCGGGCGGAATTATGCTGTATACCAACATGGTTCAGTTTACCGAGTCCGGTACTTGGACAGTCCCAGAGGGCGTTACGTCCGTCCGTGTTCTGCTTGTGGGGCAGGGCGAAAACGGAGGCAACGGCGAACAAGGCGAAGTTGCGCCAAGCGCTTCCGGCGATCAGCCTGTTGGCGACGGAACGTATATAACTTATGGTAATACTGGGGCGCGAGGCGCTGACGGATTGGGCGGAAAAGTCTGGTCGAACATTATATCCGTCACAAGCGGCGCAACTTACAGCATTACCATTGGGAGCGAGTCCACATTTGCCAACTATTCGTCGGAAAACGGGGTCGTGTATCCCGGCGGGTATGCGGACATCAACAGCGGCGAATCCTTTGCGCGGACTGGAATCAACAACCCGATAGCGGGGTCTGGCGACGGCGGAAGAGGCGGAGCTGGAGGCGCAGGAGGCGTTAAGGTCTACCGTATGTATAAGGGGAACGTGTGGAAGCTTGTCCAAGTAACGCCTCCGTCCAACGGATCGCCGGGTAGCCAAGGCGCTACGGGATGCTGCGTGATTTATTGGGAGGATGCGGAAGCATGAGCGTATCTGTGTTGATCCCTGTTGTGCAGAGCGCATCAATGTCGCCAAACCCGGCGAATATTAACAGTTCGGTATCCATGACGGTTTCTGTTATCGAACAAACGGTGATTCTGAACGAAATTTATCCGTATTGCGGACAACCCAACATCTATTGCGGAGGTGTGATCTACATTGGCGATTAGTACAGTAAAAGCAACTATCAACGGGCAGACATATACGCTTACGCACGGCAGCGGCAACACTTGGACGGCAACAATTACAGCGCCGGGTGCTACGTCGTATCATCAAAGCGGAGGCTATTACAACGTTTCTGTAGTCGCAACGAACACAGCTGGCACGACTGGAAGCGCAGATGGCGCGACGTTGAGTGGCTTGCGCCTTGTGGTGCATGAAACGGTTAAGCCCGTCATCACGATTCTTTCTCCTACCAACGGGGCGTATGTCACAAACAACAAACAGCCGATCACTTGGACTGTTGTTGACGAAAGCGGCGGCAGCGGCGTTGATTCATCGTCCATCGTCTTGAAGATTGACGGAACGTCAGTATCTGCGTCTTCGATCGTCAAGACTGCGATTACGAACGGATACTCTTGTTCGTACACGCCGTCGAGCGCACTCTCCGACGGATCGCATACTGCACAGATTCTGGCGAGTGATAACGACGGAAACGCTGCGGATGCAAAGAGTACGACTTACACGATCGACACTGTTCCTCCTGTTCTGAACGTTTCTCAGCCTACTGAGGGCGCAGTTGTCAGCACAGCGTCCATCGTTGTCAGCGGCACGACGAATGACAGCACATCGTCTCCGGTTACGCTGACGGTCAACGGAAGCGCCGTCACGGTCGGCAGCGGGGGTGCGTGGTCAACAAACGTTTCGCTTTCCAGTGGCTCGAATACGATCACGATCGTCGCAACCGACTCGGCAGGAAAGTCCACAACGGTTACGCGACATGTCACGCTTGACACTACCGTTCCGCATATTACGGCGGCGACGATTACGCCGAATCCTGCTGACACTGGAGAGACTGTGATTATCACGGTTACGGTGGAGGAGAGCTGATGGACGAGCTTCCCATCAGATTAACACTTCCTGCCGCGACTGTGTATGTCAGCGGAACGGTCAACGGAGTCGCGGCAACGTGGACAAATGTCGAGGGGTATGACTGGCAGGCAATCGTTGATCGTTCGGACGATGACATTTATCTCGTTGAGTTGACGATCATTGATTCACTTGGACAGTCAACAGCAGCAAGCGTTACGCTCTATTATGGTCTGCTTAACCTCATAACGGACAGGACGATTGAGGATGTAAACCGCGTAAAGGAACTGTCCGCAAAGGGTTGGGCGGCGATGACGGAAGCGGAAAAGGCTGAGTATCTTGCCGACATGAAAGGTGCGTATAATGCATCGGATTTGAACAGAGTCGGAGCTGCGGTTGAGTACATTGCTCGCCGTCTAAGCGATAACGGTTACGTTGTCGAAGTAACGGCTCGGCAGAATTGGACACGGGCGGATATACCCACGCAAGAAGAAATGGCGATCTATCTCGCTGATGTTGAGACGATCCGATCTGCTCTTGCCGTTATGCCGACAACGCCGGAAACGCCCGATGATGCTGACAACCTAACGTATATAGAGGCAAACAACATTGAGCAGATCATGCTTGACGTTGATGCTCTCATAACAACAATGATGCTGTCCTTTGTGTACTGCGGAGTGCATTATTCGGGGCAGATATGGGAGGAGTTTGACAATGCAGGATAGAGTTCCACTTTACCCCGGACGGGTGACGCTCACGCCCGTTAGCGGCAATACCTATGACATGGCGATGGCAGATCAGCCGCAGGTTGTCGGAACGCCGTTAAACAAAGCCACGTTTCTGAAAGACGCAACCGCTGCCCTGTTTGAGCTGACGAGTGCGGCTGTGCCGGACGATGTGTTTGCGTGGATCGGGAATCTGAACAAGTACTGGTGGCGACGGATGTCCATATCGTACACCATCACAATGACAGACATTGCGTCTGGTACGATTGGATCATCCACGCAAACGATGCACTATGCATCAAGCGTGGATGTTGTGGACGGAGCAATCACGCTTCACAGTCCGTCTACTGCAAGCATTGCAATTTCGACTGCGGGCGCACAGGCGATGGTGTCTCACGCGCCGTGCTACTACTACATGGGCAGCAACAGCAGCGTGATTCGGTATCTTCCGTCTGGCTCGACGAGCGGCACATCGACATCCTACACCGTTCGCTATTACTCGTCGCAGAGCAGGCTGGAATACGGTTCGAGCGCAAGCGTTAAGGCTAAGACCTGCGCGGCTACCGCTTCTTATGGCTCTGAGGAGTATGTCAGCGCAAGCGCAAGGAACGCATACCCCGACAGCGGAGAGAGCGGCGGCTATGACTACGAATACGTTGGACAGCCGCTGTCTGATATGCCGACGCATCTGCGGTGCGAAACTGGGAGCTATGTCGGCACGGGGACTTATGGAGAAAGTAATCCGAACAGCATTGAGTTCGCGTTCACGCCGAAGCTGGTGCTGATCTATTCTTCGGATATGAGCATGTTTACTCCATATATTGCAGGAGCTAGTAAGTTTTACTCAGGATATTTTTCGGGTACTACTCCTTATTTGGGGGAAAATACAGTGACTTTAAATGACAAAACCATGTCATGGTATGGCACTAGTGCTCAATATCAACTTAACAAAGCTCCTACTACAGGTTTTCCGAGCTTTGACGGAACTTATCATTATGTTGCTATCGGGTGAGGTGAGATTATGAGAATCGTAGAAATCGCCGCGCTCCCGAACGGGGCGCATCGAAACCAGACGGCGCATAGATGCCCCGACGGGTGGGCGATCATTCCAGACAGCCTTGATTGCGCGAATTTCCCGTTTGGCACTCCGACTGTTGCGAATGGGGTTGTGACCGCTTGGGAGGCGGGAGTCATCCCCGCTGATCCTCAGCCGACAGCAGAGGAGCTGCGCGAAATCGCGTACAATACGGAAGAGATCATTCCGTGGGATGACAAGATGATCACGGTGACGCACGCTGCGCTGCTGTGGCAGTATTACGCTGCAGAGGGCAGTGCAAGAGCGGAGGAGTTGACAACGCTGATTGCGGCGGCAAAAGCCGAGATCAGGGGACGCATCCATGATTAAAGGATTCGATACTGTAGCGAGGATCGACTTCGACCAAGCGTTGCAGTTACGATCCTTGGGCTATGAGTATGCGCTGAGATATTGTGTGCCGCAAAGCTACGGAAAGGCATTGACAAAAGCCGAGGCGGATGCGATATTATCAGCAGGGCTTTCACTCGGTCTTTGTTGGGAAACGACGGCGGACAGGGCGAAGTCCGGAGCTGGCGGCGGGCTGGTAGACGGCAGGAGCGCGAGAGAGTGCGCACAGGCGCTTGGAGTTCCGGATGGGGTAGTGATATACTTTGCAGTAGACTACCCCGCTCAAACGCAAGATTTCGACTGCATAGCGGCATATATGGTTGCGGCGGCGGTTTCGGTACGCCCGTACAGGCTCGGCGTTTACGGATCGCGATCTGTTGTTGAGGAGATGGAGTGGCGGCAGGTCGGAGAGGCGTATTGGCAGTGCGTGGCGTGGAGTTCCGGATGGAGTCCGTATGCGGCGATCCAACAGCGAGAGTGGAATATCCGAACGCCAGTGCGTGTGGGATTGAGCGGGCATTTGGTAGTTGACAACAACTACGCGAGAGACATAACGGAAGCTGGACTTTGGAAGAGGGAGGAGTCGCCTATGGTTTACAAGTTTATCCCTGCGGAAATGGGCATTTACGTCAACAAAAAGAAAAAGACGATCAACCAGATCAAATCTGAACTAAACTGTGACATTATCTGCAATCTGAATTTGTTTAACCGCAACTGGACGGGCGCATGTTACACGAAAGCAGACGGACAGATCGTTGGCACAGACGGTTACGGATACTTCGGTTTCGGGTTTGATCGCAATGATCGGGTTCTGTCGCGAGGCTGGAGCGCGGCGGACAACCACGCAAACTTCTTCGGCTGCTATGACATTATCGTTTCGGGCGAGGAAACCGACACTACAGTTCCGGAGTTCACGGACGGCTGGCGCAGACGGACGGTCATTGGCATGGCGGGCGACAAGATTTTTGTGTACTGCAACCCGACAGTTGAGACGATCCCGCAGCTTAGGGCAAGGCTCAGATCAATGGGCGCTGATGAGGCGATTGTCTTAGACGGAGGCGGAAGCACACAGGCTATCACGCCGAATGGCGTTGTGGTTTCAAGCGACGCAACGCCAAGACCCGTACACACGCTGTTTTGGGCGAATCTGACGATCAAAAAGCCTGTCTGCCCGTATACTGAGCCGACAAGCAACATCCGTCGGTATAGTATTGGCACAGGCGCGAAGTGGGTGCAGTGGATGTTGAATCAGTATGGTTACGGGCTGAGTGTGGACGGACTCTTTTTCAACAAGAGCCGCGACGCGCTGATTGACTTCCAGTCAAAACATTTCGACGCTGACGGCAAGCCGCTTGACGCTGACGGCATCTGCGGAAAGCTGACCCGCGCCGCGCTGAAAGGAGAAACAAAATGAGTTTGCCAACGCCTGTTACGAGGGTAGAGCTTTTTCTCTCGGCTATTATAAACTCTGTTTCGCCTCCGTATGCGATCACTCGCGTTGAGGCGTATCTTGCGAAGATTGCAGGAGCGGACATTGAAATCCCAACGCCAGTGACGCGATTTGAGATGTATCTTGCGAAGATCGCCGGAGCGAACGTTGTCGTACCGACTCCGAAGACTCGCGTTGAAGAATATCTCGCAAAAATTGCGGGCGAAGACATTGAAACTCCCGATCCGGTGACAAGATTTGAGGAATACCTCGCTCAGTGGGCGGAGGGCGCAGGATACGACGAGGTTACGGTCACAGGCGTGTCTCCGTTGCTGCTGGCGGCTGCGATGAACAAGCCGATCAAAAGTCTTACGCAGTACGGACTCTGTTCACAGAGCGACACTCCTACGCCGTCCAACCATGTTGACATCATGTGCAACAACGGTTCGTTGCAGATGGTGGATGACGAACTCCCCGCAGGGTATAAGCGCGTCCTCGGCTTTGCGATGAACAACAACTCATATTGGGAGATTGAAGACTTTCCGCTTTACGGTTCTGACACTTTGCGTTTCTCATTTGAGGCAACGGATGCTTGTAATGTCATCGGCGCGTATTCGGGGAGCGCATCAGGCAACAACTACTCTCTGTATGTGGGATCGTCAAGCAACTACTTGCGCTACAAGAACGGAGCATATAACTCCGCTGTCGATTTTAACACTCGCTACGATGTGGAGATTACGCCCACAGGGTCAAAAGGCACAAAGGTCGAAAGCACTTGGACGGAGCAGAGTTTTGCCACGCCCACCAACCTCTGTATTGGCACGACGGCAACCAGCGCCTCGTCCGCGAAGCTTAAAGGCAACCTTTACGGCAACATTGAGGTTGTCGGAAGGGCAAAATTCATTCCGTGTGAGCGTGTGAGTGACAACGTACTCGGCTACTATGACACTATCGGCGGGGCATTCTACGAACAGAACGCCAACTATGATGGCGCGGTCAGTCTTGGCTACGACGGCTCGCACTACTCTCTCGCCGTTGTCGGCACGGACGAAGTGCTGTCGGTCACGGCTTCGGGAGCGGCACCGCAGACCGCATTCGCCCCAGACCTCTTCGCTGTGGGCAACTACGCTGACGAGGTAGAGATCATCAGCGGCGGGGTGACACGGCGTATTGGTTGGCACATCTTTGACGGTACGGAGACATTCGGCAAATCCACGGCATACGGAAAGGCGTTTCTTGTCAATGCAGCAGCAGCTGCATGGGGTGCAGTCAGAAGCAATGCAGTTTTGTGTACGCATTTTTTGGGCTTGCCGCAAGTAACAAGCACACAAGCTAATGACACATGCTTCTTTAATCAGACGGGTCATTTTTATTTTCGTGTTACCGATAACTCCGATGCGGATGCTTTTAAGGCTTGGCTTGCTGAGCAGTACGCCGCAGGAACGCCCGTCATCGTACTGTATGCTCTCGCCGAGGAGACTACCGAGAGCATTACCCTACAGCCGCTTGCGACAACGGCGGGAGACAACACCATAACCGTGACGGCAATGGTGATCCCGATTATACTTGAAGCGATCTACGCAAAACAGAAAGGAGCTTAACATGGAACTTTTGGGAATCGCAGGAGTAGCGGCTATCACGGTCATCTGTTTCTTGGTCGCAGAAGCGGTCAAGGCAACGCCGCTGAACAACAAGTGGCTGCCCGTCATCTGCGGGGTGTGTGGCGCGATCCTAGGCGTTGTGGCGTTGAGGGTTATGCCGGAGTATCCTGCGGAGGACATTATCACAGCAATCGCTGTCGGAATCGTCAGTGGTCTTGCGGCAACGGGAGCGCATCAGGTTTACAAACAACTCAAGGAGGGCTGAGCGATGATTGAGGACAAGGATATCGACAGGCTCAAGGAGATTTTTGTTACCAGACGCGAGTGCGACAATATCACCGGAAATCTGAGGGAAACGCTCAACGAGGACAAGGTTGCGCTTGCCGAAATAAAGACTCAGCTTGCGGTAATCAAGTGGGTCTTAACCGCTGTTGGCGGCGGCATCATCACGATGATTATAAAGATGTTCGTAGGAGGATAAATTAGGCGTGGATTGTGAAACTTGCAGGGACAGAAGATTCCAAGATGTTCCATACATTGTTCACGAATCTGACATGGCGCGGCAGGAGCGGACGATCAAAAGACTTTGGATCTTGCTTGTTATAATGCTTCTCGCGCTTGTTGGAAGTAATCTCGCTTGGATCGTTTACGAAAACAGCTTTGAAGATGTGTCAATAGAGCAAGAAGTTGATACTGGCGAGGGAGACGCTTTCGTTGCGGGAGGTAATCTGAACTATGGCGCGGGTGAGGCAGACAGTTAAGACTCGGAAGAGAAAATACGGCAAAGGCACTGGCTACCGAAAATGTAATATGTGCCACGGTATAGGTCGGGTGAAGTCAAAGAGATGAAGCGAAAGTCGTTCCGATATACTCAGATGGACTACTTGATCGGAGAGTATGTTACCGGAAGAAAATCTGAGCGCAACAGAGCGATCCTAAGAGAACATTTCTTACAAGGCTACACCTACGAAGAGATTGCAGAGCATTTCGGAATGTCTGCGGTGCAGGTCGGAAGAATCATAAGACGCAACGGCGATCCGCTGCTGATGATGATTAAAAAATGATACGAAAGAGATCAGTTTGTGTTATGGCAAACTGGTCTCTTTTTTTATACCATTTTTTCAGAAGAGAGGGGTGCTTTAGGTGGACTTTTACGAAATCCTTGACTACTGCGCATTCGACGTTGACAAAGCTTCAAAGCTTGCGGATGACTGCTATTGCTCAAGAGATGTAATAGAGGAGGCGCTGAGAGAGGTTGGCTTGGAGAAGATGGAACCCGAATCCCACGGCAAGGCTTGTGGGAGACTGTTCTGTCCGTGCGATTGCAAAGGCACTTGATGTTGACTGGGAGACTGCGTATGGCATGATCGCTGCAAACGGGTTTGCGATGGGCGATATGCCAAGCTCAGATTCCGTATGGGGCGCAGTCTTGCGGCAGAACGGATTTTACAGAGCAGCGATCCCGAACACTTGTCCGGACTGCTACACAGTGTCAGATTTTGCGAGAGAACATCCGCGAGGCACGTTCGTCCTCGCTCTGGGCGGTCATGTGGTTACGATTGAGGACGGCGATTGGTGGGATACTTGGGACTCCGGAAGCCAGTCGCCTCAGTTTTACTGGTATCGAAAAGAGGAGGAGTAAAAGATGCCGTACAATCCGTATTTTCCGGCAGCATATCAGCAGTATCAGCAAATGCCAACGCAAACTAGGACAGTTGAGGCGATCCCTGTTGACAATGAAGACGCAGTTGTCAGCTTTCCGGTCGCGGTTGGCGCAACTGTGATGCTTGTTGCAAAAGACGATCACTTTGTTGCGTTCAAAACAAATGGCATGAACGGAGAGAGCACCGTGTCTTTTTACGACAAGCGCCCTCCAGCGCCGCCTACGCCCGTTTTCGATCCAAAGGCGTATGTGACACGGGATGAGCTTGAAAGCCGTCTGGCGGCGATTTTGAAGCCTCAGACGCGAAATGCAGTTAAGGAGGCTGAATGATGGGCGTATTTGAACAGCTTGGAAACCAGCCGCAGGTGATGCAGCAGCTTCGGGCGAATCCTGCGGCGATGTTGAAGCAGCGCGGTCTGATGATTCCGGACGGGATGCGCGATCCACAGCAAATCATACAGCATCTGATCCAGTCTGGGCAAATACCGCAGGCAAGGTATTTGCAGGCGCTGCAAATGATGGGGCGGAGATGAACACAGGTCTAGTCCGCGAGTGCGCATAGCGGTTTAGATAACCCCGCAGTAAATCTGACTGCTGCGGGCTTACCGAGGACAGTTACTCGGAGAAAGGAAGATTGAAAATGGCACTTACTGACGAAAGCTCCGGCAATGGATTCTACATGCCGGTAGCTCCCGCCTACGGTGGCGGGTACGGT